TGAAAACCTTACGGTGGTTCGTAGCAATGCTCCCACCGCATCGTTTGATATCAAATCACGTGTACTGACCCTTCCTATGTGGAAGGACATGACCCCTGAGATCGAGGATATGCTCGTGGGTCACGAGGTTGGTCACGCACTTTATACCCTCGATAAATACATCAAACCGATTCAGGAAAATCCAAAACTGAAATCGTACATGAACATTCTCGAAGACGTTCGTATCGAGAAGCTGATCAAGCGCAAGTATCCTGGTCTGCGCAAGCGCATGAACGAAGGTTACAAACAACTCAACGATAAAGACTTCTTTGGCGTTTCCAAAGTTGCGTCTCTTGACGCACTCAACCTTATTGACCGCATCAACCTGTATTTCAAGGCAGGTTTCCAGTGCGGTGTTAAGTTTGACCAAGATGAAAAACCATTTGTCAATCGTGCCGAACGTACTGAGACCATTGACGAAGTTATCGAACTTGCAAAAGACATCTACAAGTTTGCCAAGGAACAAGCCGAAAAGAAAAAACAAGAACGTGCTGCAGCTGGCGAAGATGATGAGGAAGATGGCGAACCAGAATACATGGACGACCTTGATATTGACGGTAACGACTGGCACGCAGAAGAAGATGAAGCTGGCGATGAAGACACTGAAAAGTCTGCCAAAGGTAAAGGTGTCGGCCAAAATGAAACCGAAGAAGATCTTGAGTCTGTAACCGACCGTGCCTTTGCGCAACGTCTTGAAGAGTTGGCTGATCAAACTACTGAGTATCGCTACCATAAAATTGAACCGATCGGGTTTGACCCAATCATTGGTTTCAAACAAGTGTTGAAAGACTTGGATTTTGACTTTGCAAACGTTTCTATTGGTTCATACTACCACAACCGTGTGTATGGTTCAAAGACGGAACAACAGTTTACTGAAAAACAACTTTCTGCGGTCAACAAGTTTAAGACTGACTCCGTCAGTTCCGTGAACTACTTGATCAAAGAATTTGAAATGAAGAAATCTGCGCAATTGTATAAGCGTGCTCAGATTTCTAAAATCGGTTCTTTGGATATGCGCAAGGTTTTTGCTTATCAACTTCAAGACGATTTGTTCAAGCGCGTGACTACTATCCCGCAAGGTAAAAATCATGGCATGATTATGATGATCGACTGGTCTGGTTCTATGTCTGACGTGATTGAAGACACAATCAAACAGGTTATCAACCTTGCCATGTTCTGTAACAAGGCTCAAATTCCTTACCGTGTATTTGCTTTTACTAGCCAATACGTTGACCGTGATAGTGATTCTTACCATAAACGCTACCAAAAGTCGCGTGAACTTCGCGATCGTTATGTCAAAGACCAAAACGACTCTGTGTTGGACGTTGGTAACTTTAATCTTTTGGAGTTGTTTTCTAACCGTATGACTACAACTGAGTTCAATGGTATGATCAAGAAGTTGCTTGACCCGCGTGTTTTTTGGCATAAAGGTTATGACCTTGGTGGTACTCCGTTGAACGAAGCGTTGCTTTGGGTTTATACTAACATCGGCGAGTACATGAAGAACAACCGTATCGAAAAGATGAACTTCATTACGTTGTCTGATGGTTGCGGCGGAACCTTGCAAGCATCTGGTGGTATCAGCCGTTACAGCTACGGTGCCGTCAAAGTTAAGAACCTAGTGCGCGATCCAGTAACCAAAAAGACTTATCCTTTCGGATATGAACCTGGCCAGCAAACCGAAACGTTGTTGAAGATGATCAAAGACCGATATGATATTCGTACGATTGGTTTCTATATCTGTGCAAACCGTCGTAGTAGTTTGGGTGCTGCTATTAAAGATAACTTACACGGTTTCACTGGTAACGAAGCCAACGTTATTGATGAAATGCGTAAAGAGTTCAAACGACAAGGTTTCTACTCTATGCAAGGCACTGGTCGTGACGACTTGTTTATCGTTCCTGCCGAATCGACTAAAATCGACGAAAGCGAACTGGTTGTTGAATCTGATATGTCTGCTCGTCGTTTGGCTACAAGTCTTGGAAAGTTCCTGAACACCAAGAAAACTAGCCGAATTTTGTTGAGTCGATTCATCGGGTATGTTGCCTAAGCCTGTGGGAGTAAGGCTCCCATGGGTACAAGAAAGTGCTTGACTTAAATTGGAAAATAGCCTATAATTCTTGTATAGGTTGAAAAATGTTTATTATGGAGAATGTGATGAGTAAAGCCGAGTTCCGCGAGCAGTTCGATTCCAAGCTGCAAGAAATGTTCCCTCAAGTTTTTGTTGATGGGCAAGTGTCCCGTAAACAAATTGATTCCGTGCGCGAAGCACTTGGTACAAAGTCGTACCCTGTTTGGCATATGGAAAACCGTGTAGCACGTGGTCTGTACGCAGTTGCGGGAGGTGCTAAGAAGTCTAATGTTGTTATGAAGGAAGAACCCGTGAGTTCATTTGAAGTTGATTATACGAACACTGAGTCGTTGATTCCCAAGAAAGACCCTAATTTTGTTCCATTCGGTAACTTTACCGATCTTGAGAACATCATCAAGTCTCAAATCTTTTACCCTGCTTACATTTCTGGTCCAACTGGTAATGGTAAGTCTACGATGGTGGAACAGATTTGTGCCAAGCACAAACGTCCCCTGATTCGTGTTAACCTAAACATGATGGTTGACGAAGAACAACTGATTGGTTCCAAAACCTTGCAAGAAGGCAACGTAGAAATCGTTGAAGGACCAGTCCTTATCGCTATGCGTTCTGGCACTACTCTGTTGCTGGACGAAATTGACGCAGGTGCTGCTAACACTCTGCTTTGCTTGCAACCTATTCTCGAGGGTAAGCCATACTACTTCAAGCTGAAGAATGAAATGATTATTCCAGCCAAAGGTTTTAACATTATCGCCACTGCCAACACCAAGGGTAAAGGTTCAGACGATGGTCGCTATATTGGTACCAACATTCTGAACGAAGCCTTCTTGGAGCGTTTCGCTGTTACATTTAACCAAGAATATCCTTCAGCCAAGATTGAAGGTAAGATTGTTGAAAACCTTATGACCTCGTACGAATGTCTGGATACAACCTTCGCCGAAAACTTGGTGAAGTGGGCTGATGCCATCCGCAAGACTTTCGATGACGGTGGTGTTGATGAAACAATTACGACTCGTCGTATGACCCACATCGTTCGTGCCTTTGCGATTTTCAAGAAACATGATAAGGCTATCGAACTTTGTTGCAATCGGTTCGATGCTGCAACGAAAGCTGCATTCATCGACTTGTATGACAAGATTGCAAACCCTGAGCCTGAAGTAACCCCTGTTGCACCAGTGTCTCTCAACCCAGAATCGGAAGAAATTCCCTTCTAAAAATTCTTGACTTTAATTCCATAATACGGTATAATTGTATTATGGAAAGTCAAGTTCCATCTTGAAAACTCTGATTAAGGAAATATATTATGTTGAAGTTCTCTGACCTGTCCCTCGCTCAAAAGCGTTTCGTTGTTGCTGCTATTGAATCAAACGCAGCTTACAAAAAGAATCCTCAGATTACCCTGAAGGAATGTTCTGCCCTATATGATGCCGTGCGTGCAACTCGCTCTGGTACCAAGGGTGAAAAGATTGGTTATCCTAACTGGTTGTTTGCCAAGAACAAGGTTGAGCGTGGCGTGTACCAGCTTCCTATTCCTACGGCAACCGAGTTGTCTGCATACCAGCAAGAGCTAGATGCTAAACTCAATCCTGTTAAGAAAGCCAAGGCAAAGGTAGCCAAGCTGGCTCAAGCCAAGGTTGTTAAAGCGAAGGCTGTGAAGCCTGCGAAGAAAGTTGCTGCAACGGCAACTGAGGACGAAAGTGAAATTGAAATCAGCGGTTCTCGTTTGAACCGTATCATCGAGGAATCAGCAGAGTACGACCAAGACGTCGAAGACTTCAACGCTATCCTCCGTGAAAACGGCATCGAAGTCTAATTCACAACCGTGTAGGTAACGCCATCGCCTACACGGTCATTTCGTCATGATGGTATATTATGGAGGACATTAATGTCTAAACACTCTAAACTCTTGAATCATCTACAAAGCGGTCACGAAGTAACTGCAAAACAAATCACTGGCACTTTCGGTTTGAAAAATGCAGGTCGCGCAGTTCACTATCTCCGCGAACAAGGTCACTGCGTTTATGCGAACAAGGTTACTTTAAGCGATGGTACTGAAGGTACAAAGTATCGTATTGGTAAGCCAAGCAAGCGTATGGTTGCTCTTGCAAATGCAGTTATGGGTTCAGCTGCGTTTACTCGCCAATAATGAGCGAGAACCTTCCTACTGGACGTAAGTTCGACGGAGACAAACTCCGCTACGATCTTATTCCACCTCTCGCCCAAGAGGAAATGGTGAAGGTTCTGACGTTTGGTGCTCAGAAATATGCTCCCGATAATTGGCAGCTTGTTCCTGACTCCAAGCGTCGTTACTTTGCCGCAATGCAACGTCACGTTTGGGCTTGGAAGATGGGGGAACAGGTTGACCCAGAATCTGGTATCCATCACTTGGCTCACGCAATGTGTTGCTTAATGTTCTTGTACGAACACGATGTGAAGTATTCAAAGGATGAAACGTGATTAGATTTGTAATGGTTTTCTTAGCTTTTTGGGCTATTGTATTTTTTGGTTTGAGTTATTTCTGGCACACTACTCGTGCGGAGAAACTTGACATGATTAAGATGGGGTTATATAGTTTTATGACCGCATTTATCGCACTTGCTTGTTTGACTGCAATTGTTGTTTTGTTTTAAGGTTGTTATGATCAATGATTTTTGGCTTCGTCCGCTCTACTTTGTTCTAGGTTTTGTTGTTTGTTTCTTTCTAATTGTTAAAGGATTTATTTAATATGAAACGCATTTTGTCTATGGTTATTTTGTCTGGCGCAGTTTTGATGACGGGTTGCACTCGTATTGAGACTGGTGAAGTTGGCGTTCGTGTTGGTTTTGATAAACAGGTACAAAGCGGTGAGCTATTGCCTGGTTCGTTCAATCAAGTTTTTGTCGGTGATGTGCTCACATTCCCTATCAAAGATGTCAACGTAGTTCTGGAGAATATGACTCCAGTTGCTAAAGATAATAGCACTATGAAAGACCTTGATGCGGTGGTTGTTTATAACATCAACCAAAGTCAGGTTGCAGAGTTGTACAGTACTAAGAACAAATCGTTCCACGCTGAAGCTAAGGGTGATGTATATTTGATGTATAACTACGTTGTTCAAAATGCTCGTAACGCTATCTACAAAGCAGCCCGAAAGTACGAAGCCTTGGATATGGCTGATAATCGTACCGATATGGAAAACTATATCAAGGAAGAAATCACTCGCAACCTAGCAGAAGAAAAGCTGGATGGTTCAATTATGATCAGTCAGGTTATGATTCGTAACGTTCTTCCTAGCGATACTGTGGTTGAAAGTGCCAATGCTTTGGTTCGTGCAAAGAATGAATTGAAGCAAAAAGAAGTTGAAGTGAAGACCGCTGAAGCCGAATCTCGTCGTATGGCTGCTCTGGCTAACAACAGTTCTAGCTCTATCGCATTTATGCAGGCTCAGGCTATGTTGAATATCTCTGAAGGTATTAAGACTGGTAAGGTTCAGACTATCGTTGTGCCTTCAAACTTTAATGCTCTGATGATGCCAAAATAATTTGACTTGTAGCTGGTTTTCAGCTACAATTCTACTATACCTTTTAATATGGAGAAATAATGAAATTATCTAAAGACACCCTTGCACTTTTTAAGAACTATGCTGGTATTAATAGCAACTTGCTGTTGAAAGCTGGTAGTAAACTTTCCACTATCTCTTCTCAGAAGAACGTCATGTCTGACGTGTCTGTTACTGAGACTTTTCCCGTTGACTTCGGTATTTACGATCTTAACGAATTCCTCGGTGCAATGTCGATCTTCGAAGATCCTGAATTGGAATTCAGCGATAAGGTTTGTAAGATTACTCAGGGTAACATGAGCATCAAATACTTTGCGGCTGATGCAACTGTTCTGACTGCTCCAACTAAGAGCATTACATTCCCCGCAGCTGAGATCAACTTTGAGTTGTCTAATCAGATGCTCACTATGATTCAACGTACTGCTTCTGTTCTGAAGTCAGCTGACGTTTCTATCGTTGGTGAAGCTGGTCAAATCACTATCGTTGTTGGTGACAAGAAGAATGCTACTGGTAACTCTTTCAGCGAACCAGTCGGTACAACTGATAAGTCTTTCAAGGTAAACTTGAAGGTTGAAAATCTTAAGATGATCCCTGGCGATTATTCTGTTAGTGTTTCAAGCAAGAAGATCTCTCGCTTCAAATCTAGCACTAACGGTGACTTGGTTTATTATGTTGCTGTAGAAGCGGACTCCACCTTCGACTTCTAAGTGTGACTGTTCGGGGAGAGAGAAATCTCTCCCCATTTTTATTTTATTATGGAGTAATTATGATTGAACAACAAAAAGACCAATTCCTGTGGGTTGAGAAGTATCGTCCACAGAACATCGACGAATGTATCCTCCCCGAGTCTCTGAAGAAGACTTTTAAAGATTACGTGGCTCAAGGTCAGCTGCCACATATGCTGCTTTGCGGCACGGCTGGTATCGGTAAGACTACCATTGCCAAAGCACTATGTAACGAAATCGGTGCCGAATATATTATCCTGAACGGTTCTGACACTGGCGGTCACATTGACACCCTGCGTACAACTATCAAGGGTTTCGCTACATCCGTATCTCTGACTGACTCTAAAAAAGTTGTTATCCTAGACGAAGCGGATTATCTACAACCAAATTCTACGCAACCTGCTTTGCGTAACTACATGGAAGAGTTCTCGGCTAACTGCCGTTTCATCTTCACTGCTAACTATAAAAACAAAATCATTGAGCCTCTGCATTCTCGTTGTGCAGTTATCGAGTTCAAGATTGAAACTAAAGACAAGCAAGCTATCGCTGCTCAGTTCTTCAAACGTGCTACTCAGATTCTGAAACAAGAAGGTGTTGAGTTTGACCCGAAGGTTGTGGCTGAACTTGTTACTAAACACTTCCCTGACTGGCGTCGTGTTCTGAACGAACTTCAACGTTACTCTGTTTCTGGTAAGATTGACTCAGGTATTCTGGTCAATATGTCCCAGGACTCGTTTAAGCAGTTGGTTGGTTTCATGAAAGAACGTAACTTCACAGAAGTCCGCAAGTGGGTTGCTAAGAATGCAGACGCAGATACCACTGCTTTGTTCCGCGAGTTCTACGATAACTCTGTTGAATACATTGAACCTGCGACTATTCCTAATCTTATTTTAGTCCTTTCAGATTATCAATATAAAGCTGCTTTCGTTGCTGATCATGAGTTGAACATCATGGCTGCTATGACCGAGTTGATGGTCCAATGTAAATTTAAGTGAGGGTGATATGGAGTTTCTAATCCTAACAGCAGCTCTTGTTATTGGGTGTATTATTGGTTGGTATGCTAGAGAGCAAGTTGCTATTAACACTATCAAGAGAATAATCGCAGAAGCGGAAGCTGAAGTAGAAGAATTCGATACAGAAAAATCTCCAGAACGCCTGCGTTTGGAACGACATGGCGAAGTTATCTATGCATATTCAGAGGGTGAATTTATCGGCCAAGGTGTTGATTTGACTACGCTTGATGAAGTCATTCAAAAGCGATTCCCAGGAAGAAAGTTTCTGGTTCAGAAAGAGAACCTAGAAGAAATGGCTGCTGAACATGAACGTATTTGATTATCTTAATGCAATCAATCTAACAAAGGAAGATTTATTTAAAACTGAACCTCAAGCCGAAAAAGAATATAAACCTTTTATCGTCAATCGAGGTCTATCTTATTTCCACGACACAGTTGTTCAGGCTAACGCTATGAACCAACACCATTCAGCGCCAAATGAATGGCAGTTTGCGTTTTTACTAAATAGTGTTACCAAGAAGAAAAGATTCTCTAAGTGGCACAAAGCTGAAGATGCCACGGAATCTTTGAAGCTGGTACAGGAGTATTACGGGTATTCCAGTGAAAAAGCCAAGGACGCTCTAAGCGTCCTTTCCGATGAACAATTGAATGAAATAAAACAAAAATTAAATAAAGGTGGAAAATAATGTCAGAAATGATTTACTATGACTGGACACCCGATTCTATGCTAGAGGTAACACTCGCAGAACCAGATAACTTTTTGAAGGTTCGTGAGACTCTGACACGTATCGGCATCGCTTCCAAGAAAGATAACACGCTATTCCAATCTTGCCATATTCTACATAAGCAAGGTCGCTATTTTATCGTTCACTTCAAAGAACTATTTGCATTGGATGGAAAAGATTCAAACATCACCTCAGGTGATATTGAACGTAGGAATGCTATCGCTGGGCTGCTTCAAGACTGGGATCTACTAAAGATCGTACAGGCTAGTAAAGCAGAGCAGAAAGCATCACTATCCCAGATTAAAGTCGTTGCCTTCAAAGAGAAGAACGATTGGAATCTAGTGGCGAAATATAATATTGGTAAAAAAGTTCGACCTGTCGAGCAAAACTGATATAAATACTTTTGTCCCATCGGGATGGGAAGACCGTGATGGCTGTGCTAACGGTATATAAAACAGCCACTAATTAGTCCCACTACCTTGGGAACGTTTGACGTTACGTTGAGGGCGTCCGTCAGCATAAACGATACAAATGCCGTGAGATTTCACTGATTCACGTTAGTAATCCCTGTATAAAGTAAGCAGGAACCTCTATGCCTTCGGGGTAGAGAATTTTAATTTAACTCGCTTAATAGGAGAAAACATGACAAATAAGCAATTCATCCCTTCATTCTTCAGCCAAGATGTATTCAAGGACTTCGACAAGTTCTTCGTTGGTTTCGACGACCAACTCGTGAAGATGCAAAAACTTCACGACGACATCACTAAGAATATCCCTAACTATCCCCCATACAACATCAAGAAAATTGATGACACTCACTACGTCATTGAGATGGCTGTCGCTGGCTTCGGTCAGACTGACCTAGACATCGAGATCGACGGTGGTAAGCTAGTTGTTAAGGGTAATGTTAATTCTACTGAACCTGAAGATAACTTCTTGTTCAAGGGTATTGCTGCTCGTGCTTTCACTCGTACTTTCGCACTTAACGACCAAGTAGAAGTTAAGGACGCTGAAATCTTCAACGGTATGCTTAAGATCGCTCTTGAGCGTCTTATCCCTGAAGAAAAGAAAGCTAAGAAAGTTGCAGTCAAAGAACGTGGCGCGAAGCAATTCTTGAACGACTAAGAGGTAGGGGAGGAAACTCCCCTTATCAATTATGTTAGTAAGAAAATTAACATCAGTAGATAAACACCGCATCATAAACAACCTTATCACTCTCCAGAATGAAGATCGTAGACTTCGTTTTGGAATGCTTTGCACTGACGACTATATTAAGAACTACGTTGACACATCATTTGAACAAGATTCAAAATGGTTTGGCGTTGATCATATTGATGGTCATCTTGTAGCGACTTGTCACGTTGCTATTATTAATGGTGAAGCTGAGTTAGGTTGTTGTGTTGATGAAGACTTTCGTGGCGAAGGTTTAGCGCAGCAAATGTTTGACAGAGCAGTTACTTGGTTACGCACCAAAGGCATTACCAACGTATTCATGCACTGTCTGACAGAAAATGCTGCAATGCGCCATATCGCCAGAAAGAATGAAATGACAGTGGTTAGTTGTTATGGTGAGACCGACGCTAAAGTTGAAGTAGCACCAGCAACGCCTGCTACAATTATGGAAGACGCTTACATGGATAGAATTGCCATGTATGACATGTACTTCAAAAACAGTTATCGTGTATTTGATTTTTACTGGAATAGACAAACTCATACCTAAATAAAGGTATGATGAAATCAAAGATATCTCCAAATCTATTATCCTTTATCACGGTTCGCCGCGGAGATTGGTTATTGAAGATATCCGTGTATAAAACTAAACATGTTTTATTAATTGCTCAGAATTATTATGCCACTGAACAAATTATAATTAAACATTTTAAACATCATGATGAAGCTGCAGATTTTATTGACAAATTAATTATTGAGGAATAGTATGAGCAACGTAAAAGTATTTAAATTGATTAACGGTGAAGAATTAATTTCTGAGATTCATAATCATTATGACCGACATTTTGAATTAAAGAATCCAGCAAATATTATGTTACAGCCGACACAGAATGGTCAAATGGGTGTAGGAATTGCCCCATATATGCCATATGCAGCTGGTAATGTAAATCTTTATAAGAGTGCTATCGCTTCAGAAGCTGATCCTGAACAGAACATGATTAACGAGTATAATCGGATCTTTGGGGCTGGAATCGAGATTGCCCCTGCTAGTGTCCTAGCTGGTCTTCGATAAGCCCTCTAAACCCTCTAAACCACCCTCTCGGGTGGTTTTTTCATGGTAGAAAGTGCTTGACTTAAATTGGGAAATAGGGTATAATTCTTATATGAAGCTAATAAAAGAAACCACTATTTGGAAAGACGTTACTCGTCAACCCAACCATACCTATCTTACGAGCGATAGTATGGACAAGGTTTATGCTTACTTCAAGTGGCATAATCCGAAAGACTTTGTTATGTTGAAGACTCCGTTGCGTATTGACCGACGCTATCGTACCTTCAAAGTGATCCAATCTGGTATTAAGGATATGAAATGAATTTGAATGCTTTCTTTGAACAACTCGCTGCCAACGCATCTCGTAACTATAAGATCGAACAGCTTGAAGCAAATCGCAATAACGTGCTATTGCGCGAGGTTGTTCGACTAACCCTTGACCCATTTACTCAGTTCTACATTCGTAAGATTCCAAAGTATACACCTACACCTGAGACTTGCCGTCCTCATTCGCTGGAAGGTGCTTTGAACTCTTTGTACGATTTGTCCTCTCGCAATGTGACTGGTAATGCGGCAATTCAACACCTAACTATGATTCTGTCGGGTTTAACTGAAGACAATGCTAAGGTTATCGAACGAATTATTCAAAAGGATCTAAAATGTGGAGTACAAGTATCAACCGCAAACGCAGTGTGGACTGGCTTGGTGCACGAATATCCAGTAATGTTGTGCAGCCAGTTCGAACAGAAGTTGGTGGACAAGGTAAAGTTCCCAGCACTGGTCCAACTAAAGATGGATGGGATGCGCTTCAACGCAATCGTCAGAGATGGTAAGGTAGAATATCGGAGCCGAAATGGAAAAGAAATCCAACTGTTGGGAAATCTCGACGCAGACTTTATCGCTCTTGCTGGCGACGTTGATTGTGTGTTTGATGGTGAGTTGCTTGTCACTAGTGCTACTGGGATCTTGGATCGCCAGACTGGTAACGGGATCCTGAACAAAGCCAACAAGGGTACAATCTCTGCTTGTGAAGCCTCGCTGGTTCGTGCCACTGTTTGGGACGTTATTCCCTTCTTGTACTTTCAAGACGGTCAATGTAACACCCCATATGGTAAACGATTTGATTCCCTGAATACCCTGATCAATAAGGTTGAACCTGAGAAGGTTTCAACTGTACAAAGCTGGGAAGTTGAGAATTATGAAACAGCCAAGGCAATGTTTGAAGAAATGCTCCAGCGTGGCGAAGAAGGTATCATCCTGAAAGACAAGGCTGGTATTTGGGAGAACAAGCGTTCAAAGACTCAGATTAAGTTCAAGGGAGAACTTGAATGTGATCTTAAAATTGTTGGCATCGAAGAAGGTACTGGTAAGTATGCTGGTATGCTCGGTGCTATCAAGTGCGAATCTTCCGATGGTGTAATTAAGGTTTCTGTTGGTTCAGGGTTTACCGATGACCAACGTAAGACCCTTGGTGAAGAAATCATCGGTAAGGTTGCAGCCGTGAAGTACAACATGCGTATTAGTAACCGAGCAGGTGAGGAATCTTTGTTCCTACCTATTGTTCTTGAAATTCGTTTTGATAAGGATGAAGCAGATGCCAGCACTCAAATTAAATGAGCGTCGTAAGTTCAACATTAACAATAAAGCTGATGTTGAGATCTATAAACACTTTCTTGTTCATAGTAATTGGAAAGTTACGGGGAGTTGCCCCTTTCAATTAGAGTATCCTTGGAACAGTGTTCCAGATATGATTAAAGATAAATTGGTAAGAAAGTTTTTGAAGGTGTAAAATGAATAAGATGTACGTGTTGGTTGGTGTGCCTGGTTCTGGTAAGTCCACTTGGGTTGCCAACCAGAAGTGGGCAAAAGATGTGCCTATTGTATCCACTGACCGATTCGTGGATGCTTATGCAGAACAAGAAGGTAAGACGTACTCAGAAGTCTTCCAAGAGTATATGCCTATTGCTGTGAAGTTGATGGCTAACCAAGTCTTGATTTGTCAAGCCAATAAAAAAGATTTGATTTGGGATCAAACTTCAACTACAATAGAAACACGTGCGAAGAAGATTCGTATGTTGCCTGAGTATTACAAAATTGCAGTTGTGTTTAAGACACCACCACCTGTAGAGTTGCAGAAGCGTTTGGCTTCTCGCCCTGGGAAGAATGTTCCGTGGGATGTTGTGTCTAAGATGGCTTCTCAATTAGAAGCTGAGCCGCCGACCCTTGAGGAAGGCTTTGATGAAATTTGGTATGCGGAGTAATTATGTCTGAAGCTGAAAAACACGATGCGTTCATTAAGCGTCTAGAAGAAATTTATCCACGAGCAATGCGTAACGTGTATTGTGGTGTATCTATCAATGAAGGGTGGTATCATATCGTATCACTACTTGTCCATCATATGGAATCGCATATCAGTTACAAACGTCGTCGTCGCGCGCAAGATCTTCGTTTGAACCGAGCTATTAAGAAAGGTCGCGACGCAGTTCTAAAGGTTATTGTTCGAAAGGATAAACAACCAACTGACTGGGACGTTGAACGAGCTGATGAGTATATCCAAGCTGGAGAGTTTATTCCAACTGAGTATGTACCGCATATTGAAATTCACCAGATCAAAGAGAAGTTTGGTGGACTCCGTTTCTACTATGAAGGTGGCGACGATTACTGTAGCGGTCTAGAATCTATGGCGGAGACTTGGGCTAATCGCACGTGCGAAACTTGCGGTGAAACTGGTCGGCAGCGCCAAGGTGGTTGGATTCGTACACTGTGCGATAAGCACGAAGCTGAACACCAAGAGAGAATGAAGAATTATCGGAGTGAAGATGATTAATCTTATTAAGTCCATCTATAGATGGTTGATGAAAGGGTCATGCTCGGGGGATTGTATGCAAGGTCGTAGACCTTGTAACTGTAAAGGTAGAAACGATGCGTGAATATAATCCTGACCGTTGGGTCATGTTGAAGTTTAACCATAATGGGCAAGACGTTTATAAGGTACTTGCTACATTTTATGGTGGTTATACCTCTGGAGACAGCTGGAAGCTGAACAGCGGTGTAACTAAGATTGAAGAATGTGGGCAGACTTATATGTTCCACGGTTCAAGTGGTAGCGTGTATCGTTGTCATAAGAATGCGTATGGTATGGGTGGTTATACCTCTGGTGTATTTGCCAGCTTTCAAAAGGAAGTTGATGAGGCTGAAGGTGTGACTATGGAATTGTTACCTGAACAAACTAATTTTATGGAGATTCATTATGAGTAAGTGGACACTAGAAGTTCAAGAGTCGCCAACTGGCGATCAGTTTATTGAGTTCCCACCAGAGGCTTTGGATCAAGTCGGTTGGAAAGAAGGCGACGAGATTGAGTGGACTGACAACGGCGATGGTTCTTGGACTCTGACCAAGAAAGAAGAAGAAAAGGTTTGGGTGATGGTTGAAGCACTCCAAACTTTCCGTATGCGTTATATGGTTCAAGTTCCTGCCACTAACCCTGAGTGGGCGCTTGATACTGTAACATGCAACCAAGCTAAAGAGTTTTCTCAGCTTGCTCTACCTGAAGTTATTTCTTCGCATAGAGTTATGACTGAAGAAGAAGCATTGGCTCTGTGTGATGAAGACAACGATTATACTAAGTCGTGGAATGACGCTCAAAAGATTAAAGCCTTCTTCACGAAGGATGGCGAAGAGGTAGACCGATAATGTTTATGTTCGACGTTGAAACCCTTGGGGTTGACTCTACCTCTGTGGTATTATCTGCTGGTCTCATTTACTTTGAAGGTGGTGAGACTTATCAACAGCTGTTGGATAAAGCCTGCTTTGTAAAGTTCAAATCCAAAGAACAAATTAAAGCCAATCGTACTGTTGATCTTAGCACCCTTGAATGGTGGAAAAACCAACACGAATATGTTCGTGGTTGTGCCTTGGAACCAACTGGCGATGATCTTACAGTTGAGCAAGCGTTCTCTGTCTTACACAATTACATGAACAAGATTCCAAATGCTCAAAATAAAACAATGTGGGCTCGTGGTTCTCTCGATCAAATTGTAATTGATCACTTGGCAAAGAAATTTGCCTGCCAACCAATTACAGGGTATAATATGTGGAGAGATGTAAGAACAGCTGTTGATATTTTATACGGAACAACTAACGGATATGTTGAGATTAATCAACCTGACTTCCAACGCGCCGCTGTAATCAAACACCATCCTGTTCATGATTGCGCTCTCGATATTATGCAATTAATGTATGGAAAATCTTAATACGTTAAACGAATATGGTATTCCACTTCACGCTTGTAATGGATACAAGCAGGATGCTCATTGGTGGCAATTCGCCAAATGGGTCATTGATAACTCTGAAAAGGTTGGATATGATGGTTTACTTGTATATTACAAGAGAAAAGATTGATGGAATTTTATACAAACGTACAAGTCGCTGGTGACAAGGTTCTAGTTCGTGGTTACGAAAACGGACGACCTTACCAGCGACGCATTGATTTTATGCCAACCCTTTTTGTTAACGCAAAGGGTAAATCTAAATGGCAAACTCTGGATGGCACTTACGTTGATGAAGTGCAACCAGGAACCATTCGTGAGTCCCGTGACTTCATGAAGCGTTACGATGGAGTGCAAGGCTTCAACGTTTATGGTCAGACCAACTACGGTCTGCAGTACATCAGTGATACATACGACTATGATATCAACTGGGATATGGAACAACTCAAAGTCTTTACGATCGACATTGAAACTAAGACTGAAGAAGGCTTCCCTAACATTGTTACAGCCAACGAAGAAATTCTTTTGATCACGGTCAAAGACCTGTCGTCAAAGCGCATCATCACTTTCGGTGTTGGTGCTTTCGTGCACAATCGCGACGATGTAGTTTATATCAACTGCGCTTCCGAACAACACTTGCTCAAAGAGTTCATCATTTGGTGGCAACAAAACTACCCTGACATTATTACTGGTTGGAATACCGACTTCTTCGACGTACCATATCTGCTGCGCCGTATGACGCGTGAATTGGGCGAGGCACTCACCAAGAAGATTTCACCTTGGGGTATGATCACTGAACGTAAAACATTCATTAAGGGTAATGAAGAAATCCACTATGACATTTCTGGTATTAGTCAGCTTGACTATCTTGAGTTGTACAAAAAGTACACTTACTCTAAGCAAGAAACATACAAGCTGGATTACATCGCAGAGCAAGAAC